TCAGGCGGCCACGCCTTCGTCGATCACTTCTTCCTCCACGCCTGCGGCGGCGTCCTCGGTGTCGAGGCCACTGCCGCCGGGATCGGGTTCCACCGATTCCTGCTCGTCCTCCGCCTCTTGGTCGGGGGCCGGGGCAGGGTCCTGCGGTGGTGGTGTCGAACCGCTGGGCAGCCCTTTGGATTCCGGGTCGATGGTGGGTTCCGGGGCAGCCGTCTCCGGCTTGTTCTCGGTGCCCTCCTCCGGTGTCGGCCTGGCCTGCGCTTTCGAGCTGGTCTTGCCGGTGCTCCGCTTGCCCTTGCCAGCAGGCTTGGGCGCAGCCTCTTCTTCGTCGATGGGTGCGAGCACCCATTCGGCGAGGTTGCGACCGACATATTCGGTCAGCTGCTCGGCGGTGCGGTTCTGGAATCCGGTGCCGTCCGGGCGGCTGTAACCGCACAGCTCAGCGACCTGCACCCACCCGATGTCGGTGCGGTGATGCCATGTCGCAGTGACGATCTTGCGGTTGCGCAGGGCCTGTCCATCGGCGTCGACGGGGGTCCCGACGACGGTGACCGTCGGCCGACCGTCGACGACCTTCTGCAAGGTCTGCGACTGCCAGCCACAAAGGAACAACGCACCCATCAGATTCGCGTAACCCGAATCGTCATAGAGCAGAGCCGATCCCAGGAATGGGTCGTTCTCCTCCGGTGCGATCCGGGAGCCACACGTGCCGCAGAACGGATTCTGCTTGCCCTGCACCGGTTCCGGCGTCGGGTCGGCCTTGCGCGGCTCGCCCTGATTGGGCTGAGCCTTGCTCGGCGCGGCCGTCTTCGGGCCGGTGCTGCGCGTGCGGGTGCTCTTGCGAGTGGACATGTATTCTCCCAGTTGAACAACTATGGCCAATAGTTGGCCATAGGAACGAAAAAGACAGAAATATCCTGTCTTGCATGAGTTCACACTGTGGAATTGTCAAAACGGCATGCGGGAGCCACGCGAGCGGGTAAAACTGCGTGCGACTTCCCCCGTAATTTGGCATAGCTCCGCTGTCACCGGAATGCCGAATTCACCCAGAAGACGATATGAATAAACCGTACCAATAGGCTGATTGTTGGGGCGACCCTACCGAAAGTCAGTGGTAGGTGCCCAGTGGTGAATGAAGTCTGATAAAGCACTTCCACACCCAAGAAATCACACTCAACTCTGATGTGCAAGTGGTGAATTCAAATCATCTCAAAAAGTCTGCCAAATCCCTGTATGGTCTGGGATTGCTCAGAGGTAGGTCTATGTGCCACCAAGGGCAATTTGGGCTGCAAAATGGCTCAGAGGGCTAACTGTGTGGGTGTGCTGGGTCTGTAGTGGGTGGCATCTAGCCTGCCCATTGAGCCCTGCCTCCCAGGGCTGCACAGGAACTCATGCAGAGTGAGGATTTCATATGACATCAGGTTCACCCTGGCACAGTGCCGGCCGACCACCTGATCTATCCAGGACAGGGGAACGCCGGTGATCAGCCTTCCCGGATATCCCACCTCCACCCAGCTGCTGGATGGGCTCGCCGAAGCCGGTAAGCCGGTGATCCTCAACTTCAGCCGCGGCAAGGACTCCGTCGCCGTATGGCTCGAACTGGCCGACCGCGATATCCAGGTGATCCCGATCCACAAGTCCATCGTCCCGGGCCTGGGTTTCATCCGCGACGACCTCGACCGCTACGAGCAGTATTTCGGGACCAGGATCATCGATCTGCCCGCGGATGCGTTCTGGAGGATGTTGTCCAACTTGGTGTTTCAACCACCGGAGCGGTGCGCGATCATCGAGGCCGCCGACCTGTGGGTACCCACCCGTGAGGAATGGGATCAGCTGATGCGCGAGGCGTTCGCTACCCCGGACACCTGGATCCTCGACGGTGTCCGCGCGGCCGACTCCGCAACCCGGATGCTCGCGATCAAACGGTGGGGAGCGGTCAAGCACCGCACCCGGCGCCAGTCCCCGATCTGGGACTGGGAAACCAAGGAAGTTTGGGCGCGGATCAAACAAGGTGGGGTCGAACTCGGCCCCGATTACCGGATGTTCAAACGGTCCCTCGACGGCATCCGCTACGACTATCTGGGCCCGATCCGTACCCACTACCCCGACGACTACCTGACGATTCTGTCGTGGTTTCCACTCGCCGATCTCGAAATCTTCCGTGCGGAGGTCATGAATGCCGCTCCCTGATGACGTCCTCGCCATCCTGAAAGCTGGAAAATCGAAAGTCAAAGCGTCCCGCGAAGATATCGCCGACGCATTGCGACGCCAGCCGCACCCCGATCCGCTCGCCGAGGTCCGCGACTTTTCGACGGGCAACCTCGAGGCCGATGTGAAAGCTGAACTCGACGCCCTTGGCAAAGGTTTGTCCGGAGCGAGTAAGCAGTGGGCCGAGAAATTCGCCGCTATGAATGACTCCGAATTCTGGGTCGCGGTCTGCTTCCGGACCCGCGAGCAGAAAGACGAGTTCCTTCGAAAGGCCGAGCTGATCGAACTCGGCGACAAATATCTCGACGGAGAAAAAGTAGCCCGAATCCTGGGCGTCGAACTCGACGGACAGTAACCGCGACCGTTGATCGCACGAAGGCCCCGGCAGATGTCAAGAGCTTTCTGTCGGGGCTTTCTTGTGCCACCAACAATCCTTCGGGAGGGAGGTAGGAAATGAATCGCTTCGCAGCAGCAGGTCGCCGCCTGGGCACCGTGATCCGCGCCGCCGGACAGCGGGCCCGCAGCAGGATCGCCGGGTCACGTGGCGCGGCCTCCACCTCCGGCTCATAACCCCCGACCGCGGTGGCCCCGCCAGTCGGGGCCACCACGCCCGCGCTTGGTGTGCACGATGCTCTGCTGCCGGAGTACGACCAGCGCCTCACGCAGGTGGGGAGATATCGCACCGAGGAGGTGACCCGATATGGCTGCACCGGACTATCCGGTGATCTCGCTGCGTCACCGGACGCAGCCGATGTCGGTGTCGGCGTGGAAGACCGATCCGCCGCCGTGGCTGACCGAGCAGGCCCGCGTCCTGTGGGAGCAGCTCGCACCTCATACGGAGCTGAATCCGGCCAACGTGGTCGAGTTCGCGTGCTACTGCGAGGCATTGGCGGAGTTCCAGGAAGCGACGGTCATCCTTGGCGAGACCGGGTTGCTGGTGATCGATGCCGCCTCCGGCGCGCCGGTACCCAACCCGATCAGCGCGGTACGCGACCGCGCCGACCGCAAGATCGCTGCGTGGGCGGCCCGGTTCCGCTCCTGATGGCCCGACCGAAAAGGACCGACCCGCCCCGTCCGCGCACCGCTGCCCGGGGCGGGGGATCCCGACCCGGCAAGATCACCGATGCCGACCGGCAGCGCATTGTCGAGCTGCACGCACAAGGTAAGGGCCGCAACGAGATCGCCGATATCCTCGGGGTCACGCGCAGCGCCATCACCTATTGGGCCCGCAAGCTCGAGCTGCGCTTCGACGAATCCCAGACCGCCGAGGCGAGTGCCGCGCGCCTCGAGCAGCTCAAGCGCCGCCGCTTGGATCTGGCGGAGATGATCGAGCAACAGATCCCCGCGTTGCACCAACGGTTGTGGAGTCCGGTCACCACCTACGAGCGCGGCGTGGACTCACTGATCCCGGTGACGTTGCCGCTACCACCGCTGCGTGATGTCCGCGACGGCTACACCGCCCTGTCACTAGCTCTGCGCAGTCTGTCGGACCTGCTGACCAGCCAGAGCAATGACACCGTCGCAGGTGACCGCTCGATGCTGGCAGATCTGTTCGGCAAACTCACCGCCGCCGTCGAGGCCGACCAAGCCAGCGACGATCCAGCCGAGGACGCCCTGGTCGGCGATCTGGGCGGTGAGGACGAACTGGGGCCGCCGCAGTGAGCGTGCTCGATGAACTGCCGATCTCCCGCAAACAAGCAGTGTCAATCGTGCAGGCCAGCGCCCGCTGCAACATCTGGGAAGGCGCGATCCGCAGCGGAAAGACGATCGCCTCGATTCTGTGCTGGCTGATCTTCCTGTCGAACCCACCCAGCGGTGGGCAGTTCGTCATGGTCGGGCGCACCCGGGAATCACTGGCCCGCAACGTCATCGAACCCATGCGTGACCCCGCCCTGTTCGGGCACCTCGCCGGGCGGGTGTCCTACACCCTGGGCGCACCGACCGCGACCATCCTCGGCCGCCGCGTCTACATGCTCGGCGCCAGCGACGCCAAAGCCGAAATGTCGCTGCGTGGACTGACTGTGGCCGGGGCCTACGTCGATGAGATCACCGTCATCCGCCCGGACTTCTTCCGCCAACTACTCGGTCGCATGAGCCTCGACGACGCCCGCCTGTTCGGCTCCACGAACCCCGACAACCCGGTGCACTGGCTCAAACGGGAGTTCCTCGATCGCATCGACAAGCTCGACGCCGACGGCGAGCAGCTATTGCCGGATTGGCGGACATGGCATTTCGAGCTCGATGACAACCCCGCCCTGTCGGAGAAACGTAAACTTCAGTACAAGCGGGAGTACTCGGGTCTGTGGTACCGCCGCTTCATTTTGGGCCACTGGGTTGCCGCGGACGGCAGCGTGTTCGACTCCTGGACCGACCAGCACGTCATCGACTGGGCGGCACTGCCGTTGATGCGCAAGCTGATCGCGATAGGCATCGACTACGGCACCACCAACCCCACCCACGCCGTGCTCCTGGGCCTCGGAGTCGACGGTGTCCTCTACGCCGTCGACGAATACCGGTACGAACCAACGACCATGAGCAGGCGCAAGACCGACGCCGAACTATCGGCCGACCTGCGCGCGTGGCTGGCCGAAGCTCACCTACCGGATCTGCGCCAGTCCCGCATGCGCGCCGAGCACGTGATCGCCGACCCATCGGCCGCGTCGCTGCGGGTACAGCTCGACGCCGACGGCATCGAAACCGCGGCCGCCGACAACGACGTCCTCTACGGGCTACGAGTTTTGGCGATGCTGTTCGCCCGTGGCCTGCTTCGGATCTCCACCCGCTGCCCAGCGCTGTTGCTGGAGATCCCCGGCTACTCGTGGTCGACCACCGCGACCGAGGAAGGCCAGGACGCACCCATCAAAGTCAACGACCACGGCATCGACGCCCTGCGGTATGCGGTGATCACCACCGAACGGTTGTGGCGTCCGCTGATCGGATTCGACGAGGTGCCTGATGCTGCCTGACGCGAATATCTCCTGGCCGCCACCACCATTCGACCAAGCACACAAGGCCATGGCGGTGTGGGATGCCTGGTACACAGGCGACACCGACCGCCTCACCGATATCTACCGCCGCTACCCGGCGTATCGGCCCGCCCAGTTCTCCGGCGGTCTCGTCGGGCGCATCGCCCGATTCTTCTGGGGCCGCCCCAACCCACAAGCGGCCAAACGGCTGCACGTTCCGCTGGCCGCGGACCTCACGCGCGGCTCGTCGAGTCTGCTGTTCTCCCAACCTCCGCGGTTCGTCATCGGTGAGGACGACGCCCGCGGGGACCGCAAAACCGCCCAAGCCCGCCTGGAGCTGCTGCTCGGCGGAGCCGACACCGCCGCCACCTTGCTCGAGGCCGGCGAACTCGCCTCTGTGTTCGGCGGGGTGTATCTGCGGGCATGGTGGGACCAGACCATCAGCGACCACGTCAACATCGCGAAGATGGCGGCCGACTGCGCGGTCCCGTCCTGGCGCTACGACCGCCTTGTCGGGGTTACGTTTTGGCAGGTCGTCGCCGAAGACAAGTCCAATGGTGTGGTGTGGCGACACCTCGAGCATCACGCGCCTGGCCGCATCTACCACGGCCTCTACCTCGGCGGCCGTGATCGGCTCGGGCAGCGCCGCCCGCTGATCGAGCACCCCGACACCGCTTGGGCCGCACCACTTGTCGACTCCGAATCCGCCATCACCACCGGCGTGAACACCCTCACCGCACGCTATGTGCCGAACCTGCGGTTCAACCGAATCTGGCGCCACACCCCAGGACTCGCACAACTGGGACGGTCGGACCTCGAAGGCCAGGAACCGCTCCTGGACGCCCTGGATGAGACATGGTCGGCGTGGATGCGCGATATCGACCTCGGACGCAGCCGGTTGTTCGTCGACAAATCCGTCACCCAGACCCGCGGCCCCGGCTCTGGTGCGGTCTTCGACTCCGAACAAGCCATCTATACCGCCCTACCAGGTGCGGCGTTGGGCAGCCTCAAGGACGGAAGCCCGCCGATCATCCCGCAGCAGTTCACCATCCGCTGGCAAGAACACCGCGAAACCGCCACCGAGATCACCGAACTCATCCTGCGCGGCGCCGGTCTATCCGCCTCCACCTTCGGCGACGCCCGCACCGCCGGACTTGTCACCGCCACCGAGGTCAACTCCCGCGACAAACTCTCCGAAGCCACCCGCGACCAGAAAATCAACTACTGGAAAGCCGAACTCGCCCCACTCGCGCGGACTATCACCGAACTCGACCGCATCCACTTCGGCAGCCGAATCGAACTCAAAGCCAACCCTGAAGTGCGCTGGCCCGTCCGCGCGCAAGCTCCGCCGCTCGAGACAGCTCAACGGCTCGCCGCCCTCAAGACCACGGACCTGATCTCCACCGAACAGGCTGTGCGCGAACGCAACCCGAACTGGTCCGGTGACGACGTCAACGACGAAGTCGACCGCATCCGCGGTGAAGTCGAAGGACGCATCCGCAGCCAGGCGACACGGCCGAACCTCATCGAAACACCCGCGGCCACACGCTATTCCGCAACCTGATCCGAATGAGCCCGGATTCCGTCGCGCTCGAACAGTTTCAGTAACCGAAACGCGCATTCATCGCTGTGAGGAAGCAACCTATGCCCGACGAACCCACACCGCCAACTGAGGCAAGCGATCCGCCTCCACAACTGGATCCAGCCCCGCCGAGCGAACAAGCCCCGCAGCGGCCTGCATCAGACCCGCCCGAGGACCTGGACCCTGTTGCGCTGTCGGCAGTGATCGCTGAACTGCGCCGCGACCTGGAAGACGCTCGCAACGGTGCTACGGCCGCGCTCGATCAGGCGGCCCAGGAAGCCCGCGACGCCATGGTGCAGGAGATCGGGCGCGCTCTCGGTTTGGTCGCCGATGAGAACACCGATCCCGAGCAGGTCATCGCCGAACTCACCGACCGCGCCAGCGCCTCGGACCGCAAGCTGCGCGACTACCGCATCAAAGACGCCATTGCCTCGGCCGCCGACACTCACCACGGCGACCACAAGCTGTTGGTCCCTTACCTGCGTGGGCTCGGCGTTCTCGACGAACTCGACGCGGACGCAACTGATTTCACTACTCAAGTCGACGCGTTGGTTGCCGACGCCATCACCACCAACCCGAAACTCGCCAACACCCCGCCGGTTCCACGCTCGGGTGGGGAGTTCAGCGCAGCCAACGCCACCCCACCTGCCCCGGCTGTGGAGGACGACATCGAGGCCATCCGCCGCAAAGTCCGTGACTCGATCGCCGACTCGCGCACCTAGGAGACCGCCGTGCCCAACATCTTCCTCACCCCCGACATCCTGGCGCGTCGCGGCTTGGCCAACCTATATGAGCTGACCGTCATGCTGCCGCTGGTCTACCGCGACGTCTCCAGCGACTTCGGGCCACAAAAGGTCGGTAACACCGTCAACGTCAAACGGCCCCCGCGCTTCGAAGCCACCACCTTCGACCGCGCCCGAGGGATCGTCATCCAGGACACCACCGAATCCAAGATCCCCGTCGTCCTGGACACCATCGCGGACGTCTCCGTCGAAGTCACCAGCGAGGAACTCACCCTAGACATCGAAAGCTTCGACGAACAGATCCTGCGCCCCGCCATGGAAGCGATCTCCCAGAAGGTCGACCGCGACATCCTGTCGCTGCGCAGCCAAGTCACCCAGCACTGCGGAGCCGAACCCATGGAAGCCGGCACCGGCCGCGCGTGGGAGAACCCCGAGAACCTGATCGAGGCTGGACGCCTGCTCGACATCAACAGCGTCCCCGCACCCGGGCGGCGCGCTGTGGTCGGTCCGACCACGAAGGCACGCTGGCTCGGCAAACCACTGCTGCTGCACGCCGACAAATCCAATTCCACTGCGGCGCTGCGGCAGGGCTCCATCGGGCAGCAGATCGTCGGCTTCGACGCCTTCTGGACCCAGAACGTCGGCCAGCCCGCACCCAACCCGGCACCGGGCGATCCGAGCACCGAGGTCGGAGTCGCTTTCCACTCGACCGCTTTCGCTTTCGCGTCCGCACCGATGGAGCTACCGCCCGGCGCCGACGTGTACACCGTCGAATACAAGGGCCTGTCGATGCGTGTGGCCATGGACTACGACATCCGGCACAAGACCACCGTGATCTCCGTCGACACCCTCTACGGCGTCACATGCCTCGACCCCGCCCGCGCTGTCCTGCTCAAGGGCCCCAACGCCACCACCGCACCCGCACCGGCACCCGCCCCGAATCCGACACCCACTCCGGACGCGGGCACCAGCCCGGCGAGTGAAACCGGCGCCGCGACCGGGAAGCGCACCGTCGCAGGCAAAGACGCCACCAAGGCTGGAACAGCGGACGCGTGATGCTCGTCTACGCCACCCCCGCTGACCTCACCGGCCGTCTCGACCCCATCCCCAGCAACGCCACAGCCCTGATCGCGGCGGCCTCCACCCGTATCCGCGATATCACCAGCAACGACCTCTACGACATCACCCCCGCGGGCCTGCCTGCCGATGATGACCTGCGCGAAGCGCTTCGCGAGGCAACCCGTTTGCAAGTCATCGCATGGGTGGACGCCGGAATCGATCCCTCGACCGCCGGACTACGGACAGTAGTCGCCAGCCAGAGCGCCGACGGCGGATCGGTCACCTACAGCCGCCCCGACCCCGCCACGATCCAGCGGGCAGCCGAACGCCTGTGCCACGAAGCCGTTCTCGTGCTCCGCAACGCAGGATTGGCCAGCGGGCGACCACTCATCTGCTGATGACCACACCGGACTACCCGTACGGGGTGATGCTCGAGATTTACCGCGAAGGCGAACCCGACGCCTACGGCGACCTGCGCGACGAACACGGTCAACTCCTCGACCGCTACGCCCACCCCAGCCACACCATCGGCCCCTGCGCGATCTCCTGGAACACCAGCGAGGAATACATCGACGGCGAAACCATCGAAATCGCAGCCCAAGTCACCGCACCGCTCGGCTCCGATGTCCTGCCCACCGACCGGGTGAAAGTCGATGGCGAACCGTTCCGAATCGTCGGCGCGATCCTGACTCCGCGCAACCCATTCACCAGTTGGTCACCCGGCAGACGACTCCGCCTGAGCCGTGGATTCTAAAACCACCGTAGGAGGTTTCGTGGACTACGACCCCACCGGCAACACCCTCGACCTCGCTATCGACGTCGGCGAGGACACCCGCGAGATTCTGCAACACATCGTCGAGGTCGGCGCGGACTACTGGCGCACCCGATCCCACCGACGCACCGGCCGCAACGCCACCTCCGTCATCGGCTATGTCGACCCAGGTGAAGGGCAGCAATTCGGCGTGGTCTACGCCTACACCCATTACGCCCGCTACCGCGAAGAAGGCACCCGACACAACGCCGCCGAACACGTCATGGCCGACTTCGTACACATGATCGAGGGCCTGTGATGCCCGCCTACCCGAACGTGCACGAAGTGCTCATCACGCTGCTGACACCGATCGCGCCGACGGTCAAGACGAAGCGGCAAGGACAACCATTGCCCTACAACCTCGTTCGCCGCATCGGTGGCGCCGAAGACGGCGTCACCGACCGACCTATCGTGCGCGTCGACAACTACGCCAGCACCGACGAACAGGCCGAACGCATGAAAGAAGCCTGTCGCCAACGCATCACCGAATCCGGATGCACCCTCGTCGATGGTGTTCTGATCGACACCGCTCGCGAGATCACCGGTGGCCAAGACACTTCCATGCCCGATCCCAGCGACCACAAACAAACAGCTGTCTACCAGTTGTCATTTCGGTCGTTGCAGCCAGACCGTTGAAGTGTTCTGGCGCATACATCGTGATCAACGCAGTAGCGGTTCGTGAACGCCGTCTGCGGGATACGGCATCCCTGACGTAATCATGGTCGCGGCGACGTCGAAGGACCTTCAGCCGCGCTCAGCGCACGGTGGATGCGTGATCGCCGGGTCGCGCGAGCGTTGAGCAGCAGCCGCAAGACGGTTATCGCGCGGCGGGCTCGAAGTTCACCCGTGAACAAGGAGACGACCGTCGCGAGAAGGATCGCGAAGGCATCAATCGACGTGCGTAGGACAACCGAGACGGCAAAGGCTACCGAGGTGATCGACAACAGGGCCATAGGCGCAGACATCAGCGTTGTTCTCCTGGCATGCGAAGAAACAACGCCAGCTGCGCGGAGCTCTACAACAGTGGCCGTGTAACGGCCACCCCCACAGAGAAGAGACAGATGGCGAGGACAACGCCGATTATCGCATCCTGGCGTCGGCTCGGCTAGCCCAGATTCGCGCCGCCCAGCGTGATACAAGCCTGTTGCGCGGCATACTGCTGAGCCTGCTTCTTGCTACCGCCCTCTCCTTCACCGACGACCGCGCCACCCACCAAGACCGTGGCAGTAAAACGCCGCTCATGCTGCGGCCCTCGATCCCACACCGTGTACTGCGGCATACCCAGTTGCCGGCTTGCCGTCAGCTCCTGCAGGTTCGTCTTCCAATCCGGACCACCGCCGGGGTCCTGCGTCGCCGCTGCAATCGCCCGCTCGAACCATGCTGCGACCAACCGCGATGCGGTATCGATGCCGTGCTGCAGATAGACGGCACCGACGATCGCCTTCAACGCACCGGCGAGGATGCTGTCCTTGTCTCGCCCGCCGGTAGCGGCTTCACCACGACCCAGCCGTATGTATCGCCCCAAGCCGCCGGGCACGCAACGGCGCGCGACATCAGCGACCGAATGCATGTTGATCACCGCCGTACGCAGCTTCTCCAGCTGGCCCTCCTGGAGGTGACTATTTCTGTCATACAACACCTCGGAGACTCCCAGTGACACCATGGCACTGCCGAGGAACTCCAGACGCTCACTGTCGACCTGTCCGGCGTGCTCGTACGCGAAGGAACGATGGGTTAATGCTTGCAGCACCAGGGCTGCATCGATCACCAACCCAGTCGCATCGGCCACCGCGGCAACACCATCCCGCCGATCACCTGGTCGCACCGCGCCCCCTCCGGTCTGCGTGCTATGCGATCATGCCACGCTCGATGATGGGGCAAAAGTATCCCGAGACTCCAACGCCACGGCCTGCGGCGACCGAGTCAATCGCTTGTTTACGCCAGAACCAAACGGCGAGCGGCCCGTCGCCGCTCGGTGCTCGCCGCGTCTTGTCCAACAGCTCGTAGCAGGCGATGATCTGCCACGGCTTTTGCGCGGTCTCCGAGTCCGGATCTGGCCGTCGCTCAGGAAGTTTCGACACCTCGTAGTCGACGAGCGCAGGCAGTCGACGAGCGCAGGCAGTCGACGAGCGCAAGCAGTAGCGTCCGCACCACCGTATTCGCACCCGGTTTGACGTATGCGACATCGCGTGGCCACGAGAAGGTGACAGGCACCTCGACCGGTTGTCCCGCCGGAAAGCCCCCAGCGACGTCGACTTGGCTCGGCTCCCGATCAGTCATCGATGCACCTCAAATGCCCACCTGCTAGGCGACGAAGTCGCGCAGCCACACCGCACCAAGCGGGACCGGACTCTGGAATCGGATCGGACACACCGAGATCCAGCCGGTCGCCCACCCAGTACTCCCTACCGACAAAGGAGGGACCGCCATGTCGATATGGCACATCACGATCACCAACCAGGGTGATCACCTCGAAGAAATAAGGAGAACCGTTATGGCACAGCAAGACACCATCGACGCTCTGGCCACCCAGCTGGACAAGGCGCGCGGGGAAATCGTCGCCGAGATCGGCCGCCTGGAAGACCTGGTCGCATCCGGTGGCGGTGAACAGCTGGACTTCACCGCGCTCAAGCAGCGGGTCCAGGCCCTCGACGACGTGGTCGCCGACGCCTTGGCACCCGGTGGTGAACAGCCACAGAACCCGCAGGAGCCGGGCACCGAACAGCCCACCCCGGCGCCGGGTTCGGAGGAGCCCGCCCCCGCCCCAGGAACAGATCCGGCCGAAGCGGCCTGACCATCGCCGCCGCTGCCGCCCACCCGCTGAGGTGGGAGGCAACGGCGCGTTCGCGGGAGTGAGGGATTCCTGATGGCCGTAGCCACCTTCGAGCAGATCGTCAACGCGAACAAGGATCTGCTGTTCAAACCGCTCAAAGGGGCGGTGCTTGTCGCGCCGATGACCGTTGAAGTGCCGATCGCGTTCACCGCGGGGGCGTCGGCGAAGTTCCAGTCGCTGGAGGGGTATTCGTCGCTCGGATTGATCGACAAATCCGGTGGGCCGCAGTTCCGGCCCGAGCAGCAGCTCTCGGAAACCGAGAGCTGGGGCTGGCTCGAACCGACGCGCTCGGACATCGTCAAACGCGACATGAGCGTCGGGTTCACCGCCCAAGAGTTCAAACGCCCAGTGCTGGAACTGGTTTCGGGTCGCAGCCTCGCCGATGTGAAGGCCGACGCGGTGACCAAGGAACTGTCGTGGAACGAGCCGGTCTCCCCAGACACAATCCACTACCGGGTCATCTTCTTGTTCGTCGACGGTGTCGGCGCGCGCGAGAAATGGGTGCTGCGGGTGATGCCACGCGCCAGCGTGACCGAGGTCGGTCAGCAGCAATGGAACGCCGAACAGGTCGCGTCGTGGCCGATCACGGTCAAGGCCACCGTCGATGACAAGCTCGGCTACTCGATGCGCAACGTCCTGTGCGGTCCCGGCGTCGGTGACCTCGTGATCCCGATGGGCTTCACCATCGCCACCCCACCCGCGACACCACCGCCCGCAGGCGCCAGCGGGACCGCGGGCACACCACAGAAGGTGGCATAAAGTGGCGAACTCGGCGAGACGGCGCAAACCGCGCCGCAAGAACCCCGACACCAACACGCCGGCGAAGTCGACCTGGTTGCAGATGCGCGACGAAGCCAGAGCAACCCGGCGACGGAAACGCAAGCGCCCCTACATGTTCGACGGCACCACACCTGCGACACCGATCCACGAACCCGACACGGTGTGGCAGGTGCTCACCTTGGCGGCACTGCTGGACGGGCAGGACATGCCCGCAGGGCGGATCCGGGAGTTGTTCGAGGCGTTATGTGGGGACGGGTTCGAAGCGGTGTGGGCGGTGGTGAAAGACGAACCCGCCGAGGTGTTGTGGCCGTTGTTCGATGCCATCAACACCCACTTCAACTCCCTGCCAGACCCGAAACAGGCAGGTGATCTACCGGGGGGCTGAGCGGCCTCGTGCTGCTCATCGAGGACTTCGGTGAGCAGATCGAGGCCGACCTGTTCACCCGAGGCTGGGACCTCCTGGACTACATGCGTGGCGAACGCCCATGGTCACAGCTGATCCGGCTGCTCCGCCGGATGCCGATGTGGTCGCACTACCAAGCCGCCCTGCTGATGGACCCCGAGCTTGGGGAACTGCGCGCTCAGCAAGAGGTTGAGGAAGACACCGAGCCGCAACCGCTTTCACCGCTGCATTACGACCTGCCCGCATTGCTGGCGTTGCGGCATATCGAGATCACCAAGGAACTAATCCGCGTCGTCGCCTCGGTGTTCGCCGACAGCCCCGCCGCACCCCTACCGCCGGAGCCGCGTCCGACCACTGCCGAGGCGCAGGCGCGTGCGCGTGCCGACCGGGACCAGGTCCTGGATGTCCTTGCCCGGTTGGGGGTTCAGGTGTAGGAAAGGCGGTGAACCTGTGGCGCAGTCCTATTCCGCAGGCTCGGCCCGCCTGAGCGTCGTCCCGCAGCTGGCACGGGACTTCATCACCAGTCTGCGGACCCAGCTGCAACGCATCCGCGCCACCTTCGGTGTACAAGTGGTCCCGGATCTGGGCGGGTTCACCACCGAGCTGCGGACCCGGCTGTCACGGATGCGCAACCTCACCGTGAAGGTGCAGGTGGAACCGGATCTGACCGGGTTCGCCGCCCGCCTGAATACTGCGCTCGCGCCGTTCCGCAACCGGGTCATCCGCATCCGCATCGAGATCGACCAATCCCAACTGTTGCTGTTGCTGCAACTACTCGCGCAGCTGCGTGGCGCGACGGGACCGGCCGGAATGTCGATGGGACGGCTCGGCTCAGCGATGACCCTGGCATCGGCCGCCGCTGGCGCACTGAAGGTGGCGCTGCTCGGGCTGGTCCTGGGGTCGCTGTTCCCGCTGGTCGCGGTCGCCGCGCAAGCCGCAGGCACCCTCGGGTTACTGCCCGCTGCCGCGGCGGCCGCGGCAGCGGGGATCGCGACCATCGCTGTCGGTGTCTCGGGAGTCAAGGACGCCTTCGCCGCCGCGAAACAGATGTCGGAGACCGCGGGCCAAGACGCCGAAACCCGCACGAAGGCCATCGCCGCCGCCCAGCGCAGTGAGCAGCAAGCCACCAAAGCAGTCGAGACGGCCCGTAAGGCACTCAACAACGCCTACGGCGAAGCGTCGAAACGGTTGCGGGACTTGGAACTTCAAGCCCGCGGCGCCGCCCTCAACGAAGGCGACGCCCTGTTGTCGATCGCCGAAGCGCGTCGCGATCTGGCGCAGCTGCAATCAACCGATCCCCTTGAGTACGCGCGCGCCAACCAGCGCATCGCCGACGCCGAACAGACCCTGCTCGAGACGCGGGCGCGGCGCGCGGACATCGACGAACAACTCGCCGACGCCCAGGCCAAAGGTATCGAGGGCAGCGACGAAGTCGTGGCCGCGCGCGAACGCCTCACCGACGCCGAAACCCAACTCGCCGACGCCCAAACGGCGGTCACGGACGCTACCTCGCAAATGTCGTCTGCCACGCAGGCATTCGAGCGGGCGATGGCGAAACTGTCCCCGTCCGCACAAGATTTCGTCACCAAGATCCGCGGACTCGGCACAGCGTGGACCGGGTTCCGGATGGCGGTACAACAGCCACTATTCGATGGGCTCGGAGACTCGGTCGTCCACCTCGCCGATGCCCAACTGGGCCGTGTCCGTGACGGTCTGGCGGGCATCGCGACCGCGATCAACGCTGGCTTGCGTCGTGTCCTCGATGACCTGTCGACCCCGGCGACGGGGGACAAGCTCGCCAAGATTTTCGTCAACGCCGAGGCCGCGATCGGCCCTCTGATCGACGGCGTCAACGACCTGGTGCAGGGGCTGTTGTCGCTGGCTGGAGTCGGTTCGGAGTTCCTACCGGATGCGAGCAAGAGCTTCGCCGAGTCCATGGCGAGCTTCCGGGCCTGGGCGGAAAGCAGTGACGGGCAGCAGAAATTCCGGGACTTCCTCAAAGATTCCCTCGACGCCCTTGGGCGTGTTTGGGAGCTGGCGAAATCGATCGGCAAAGCCCTGGCCGGGCTCATCACCACCGCCGAGCCGTCGGGGGAGTCGATGATCGATTCCCTGGTGCGCAACCTCGACCGGTTCTCCACCTGGCTGAACTCACCCGAGGGCCGCCAAGCGATGAAGGATTTCTGGGAAGACGTCCGCACCACCGTCACCAACCTCGCCAGCCTCGCCGTCTTTATCGGACGCGCCGCCGAGAAGCTGTATGAGTTCTTGGACCTGATCCGAGACATCAGCGGCATCAACATCTTCCAGGGCGCACTGTTCACCCTGCTCGACAAACTCAGCCAGGTGCCCGAGGCATTCGACAAGATCCGCGAATGGCTCGCCGACCACCTCCCCGGCGCGCTATCGGGCGGCGCATCGAGCCTCACCGGTTTCGGTGACTCCCTGGATTCCCTGCGCACCCGGGTGTCGGAAATCGTCACTGGTATCGGGGATACCTGGGACGGGCTGCGCGAGAAGATGGCCACACCCATCAACTTCGTCATCGAGCACGTCGTGAACGGCGGCTTCCGCAACGCCTGGAACGCCATCCGCACGGTCATCCCAGTACTGCCGGAATGGACTACAGACGTACCACTCATCCAGGTCACCAAGCGTGCCACCGGTGGACCGGCCACGACCGAGGGCAGAGTTACCGGGCCGGGATCGCGGACCTCGGATTCGGTGCCCGCCTTGCTGTCTCGTGACGAGCACGTCTGGACCGGCGCCGAAGTCGACGCGGTCGGCGGCCACGCCGCGATGCTGCGACTACGTCGCTCCGCACTCGCCGGGCAGCTGCCGCGCTTGCGTGACGGCGGCAGCCTGTTCGGGTCGGTCGCCGACTGGGTGGGCGACCGGTTCGCCTCGGTCACCAGCGGATTACGCGACAAGATCGCGGAGCTGTTCCTCACTCCGGTTCAGGCCCTGGCCGATGCCGTCCCCGACTTCGGTGGCGGGATCGGGCAGCTACCGCGTGCGGTGATGCAGCAAGTCACCGACTCCGCCGCCCAGGTCATCGCCGGGCACTCCGCCAGCTTGCGCGCCGGGACCGGTGAACCGATCCCCGCGCTGCCGCCTGGAGAAAGTGTGCAGCGGTGGCGGGCGATGGCGATCGAAGCGCTCAAGAGGGAGGGATTCGATCCCGGCCAAGTCGACATCATGCTCTCCCAGATCCAGTCCGAATCCGGTGGCAACCCCGATATCGCCCAGCAGATCGTCGATATCAACGGCACCGGGGAATCCGCAGGCGTCGGGTTGTTGCAGATCATTCCGGGAACCTTTGCCGCACACCGAGACCCATCGCTTCCCGATGACCGCCGCGATCCGTTGGCGAACATGGTCGCCGCGCTGCGCTACTACAAATCCCGCTACGGCATGGACCTCTCGCAGATGTGGGGCCACGGCCACGGCTACGACACCGGCGGCATGTGGGAGCCCGGCACGCTGGGTTGGAACACCTCGGGCAAGCCCGAAGCCGTCCTCACCAACGAGGAATGGCGTTGGTTCCGTGAACTCATCGACTCCCTCGCCCTCCCGGTGCCGGGCCAACAACAGCCGGGATTGGCGGACCCTGCCCGCAAGGGCCTGGGACTGGATACGTGGGAATCGCTGGGGCAGAAAGCTTCCGATGCGTTCGCCAGCGCTGGCAAGAGCTTCCTCGATAGCCAGGTCGATGACGCGCTGTCGGTGATCGGCGCTCCGAACCTGCTGAATTCGGATCGGGTCCGTGCGCTGGAGGACTACCAGCGTGCTTATGAGGTGTTCGAGGCCACCAAGGCCGCCCGCACAGCGGGGGCCGCCGACTACCAGTCGCTGATGAACCAGGTCGCGCCGCCACCTGCACCGACCCTCACCCCGGCCGCGGCGCCGGTATCGAACATCGACAACTCCACCCACATCACCGTGCAGACCCGCGACGTGGACGAAGGGTACCGGCGCGCCTTGCAGATTGCGGACCTGCGCGCGCTGCAGCACACGGCCAGGAGGTGACATCGGTTGTGGTGCACCCGGATTCAGTAATGGTCGAGGTCTTCGGGGTCGACGACTCGCACTGGATCATCAACGGCCCTGAGGCCGACCGTGACGTTATCACCCTGGCCACCAGCCCCAAGGGCATCAACGACGCCCCGGTCACCACCAGCTACAAGTCGTCGGTCTATCAGCGTGGCGCGACGTATCAGGGCAAACGCTATCTCAAGCGGGATATCACCTTCGCGGTGAACATCCATGGCACCGATCCCGAGGAATGGGAGCAACGCGATTCGGCGTGGCGCAACGCCTGGGACTACGAACTCGATGCCTGGGATCCCGACGCCACGCTGACGAAAATGCAGATCAGCACCGACCGCTCCACCCGCTGGCTCTGGCTGGCCCTGGATAAGAGCATCGAGTTCGAATCCGAGCGTGACCCGCACCTGCTTCGGAAATCGGTGGTGCCGATGGCCGTTACGGCCGCGCAGCCGATGTGGGAAGAACCCATCAAGGTCACCTCCTGGGAAACCGGGGAAGGGACGAGCGAAGGGTTCATCGAGGTCTCCAACCCCACCGATGTCGAGATGGCGCAGAAGTGGGTGCTCACCCGCGGGCGCTGGCGGGTCCCGGACGTGTCCTGGCGCGGCAAGAAGTACCGGCGCGCACCCGCCGGGCCCTACGCCAACCGCATGATCACCCTGCCGATGCTCGGCGATCGCGAAGGCGGAGCCCGCATCGACCTGGACCCCGCACGGCTGTACGTGCGAGACCTGGGCGGCACCAACCTCGTCGGCCGCCTCGGCGGGCTGCACTTCATGCACCGCATCCCGCCACGCACCCCACCCACCTTGCTGCCGATCAGCGTCGAAGACGCCCCGGCCGGTGGTGCGCGGGCTGAGTTGCGTCAGCCGCGGTTGTGGAGCCGGGCGTGGGGGCTGCGGTGAGCGTCGACCTCGACGCCATGAGCCTCGCGCAGCAGTGCGAGGCCATCTGGGAAGCCACCCTCGCCGCGGAACGCGCCGACGACCTCGAACGCCAGTCGCGGCCGCTGGTGCGGCTGTGGGACGGGCACTGGCGGTTGGCCGGGGTCGTGTGCTCGGAATACCGCGCCGAGTTCACCTGGGTCGACAACGACACCGGCACCGCCCTGCTCGAAATACCCCTCGATGACCCACTCGCGAAATGGGTGTGGCGCACCCGCGCCCGCGTCGAGGCCGGTGAAGGCCGCAACATCCACATCACCTGCGACAAGACCGGTGCCCGCTGGTCCGGACGCCTACACGACCACTCCATCGAACGACGCGCCGACGGCACCCAAGTCCTCACGCTGCGGTTCGTCCACGATTTTCAGCACCTCAAGCACTACCTGATCTGGTCAAACCCCTTCTTCGACGCCTCAGTCCAGATCCCCAGATCCTTCGGCCCCGTCCCCGGTCCAGCACGGTGGGCGTTGAAACTGCCGCTGTTTTTGAACGTTTTGCGTGAGCAGGTGCAGCAGCACGGCTGGCAGCTACCCGACGATCCCCTAGATCCGGCCTCCTGGCTGGGTGCGGTCGGACTGGACATGTCGCAGTGGTCGGTCGTCGTCGCCCCGACCAGCTTCGCCGAAGACCTCGCCGCCGGAACCCTGTGGGCGACACCGCATTCGCGGTTCAAGTACTGGCACGACATGGCCCGCGACATCCTCGAAGACGCAGAACTATCAGTACGGTGCCGCCGCTGGCTCGAAGGCGACCCACCCCCATGGCCCGGAGCACCCCAACTGCGCCACGGGGTCCTCGTCATCGACATCATCAACACCTCGGGCTATTACAGCGACACCAGCAACGGAGGCAACCCCTTCGACGGCCTCGCGCGCACTGTCGCCAAGTTCAGCGAAGACTTCATCGACAGCATCGAAGAACCCATCACTGACCCGGTCATTCCCGCCGACTACCTGATCCCCGGAATGCGCCGCACGCAGGTGAGCACGCCGTTCGCGGTGTACTTCGACGGCCCCGACACCGGTATCGAAACCTCCAAGTTCACCGAGACCGCTTCCACCGCAGTGCAAGTCGTGACCGGAGGGTCCTCGATGCCGGGGGTTGTGGGTGCCCCACCCCACAGCTGGGGTGGGGCACCCATAACCCGAACATGCCGACGAAACCATCTCCGCCGGAGTCCAAATGGCCGGCGACCTCGTCGCCGCCATGATCGGCGTCCCACCAGTCGGCGGAGCCACCGACGCCATGCTCCGCCCCCTCTACCAAGGAACACTGCTCGCCTGGCACGCAGTCAAATCAGCGGCACGAGAACGCAACTCAGGCTGGTCCCGGTTCTTCGAGTACATGGCCGACTCACCCGGCCGTGCCTACACAATCGCCGCGATGATGGCCCTACGTAAAGGCTTCCACGACACCAGATCCTGGTTCTCCCACGAAATCACTGTCCGCGACGGCGCACCCTACGTCATCGGCGAGACCGGGCACTGGTTCCTCGGCGACCGCGTCGGCGCCACCGCCCCCGGCGATGACACCTACACCATCCGCATCGACCGCGTCCGCGAACTCACCCTCGCCTGGGACCGCGACCAATTTCCCGAATGGAAACCCATCATCGGCGACCCCACCAACAACCGCGACCGCGGCCAACGCACCCTCGACATCGTCACCGACCTCGTCTCAGGCGTCCACGAACTCGGAGTGCTTGCCTGACAGCATCATCCGATCGCCTACGACCACTGTGTGCTGACCAGTCTTCAATCTGATCCAACCGCGAACAACTCCCCATACCCAAGCCGCGACTGACCAATGAACGGTATGCGGCCGCTACAGTGCGTTTGCAGTGGGCGTCAGAGCCTTTATGCGGTCTAGGTTCTATCTCTTAATTGGCTGATCTAGGACCGATTGAACAACCCTATGGTAGTAATTCGCGGTATTTCTCGACAATTTCCCGCACGTCTTCGGGGACCGTCCGGGTCCGGTCTCCTATAGCAAGTACCTTGGCCAGCCAGTATCGGACGCCCTGGAAAGGGAATCGCGCGCAGGTTTCCAGGATTTCCGTGCGGGACGTCGCGGCGGATTTCTCGTAGTCCCGGATTAGTGCGCACAGAGCGATCCACGCGGTTCGGCGTCCGCGGACACAGACATCGCGATTCAGTCCGTATACGTCGATGGATGTCTCGCCGATGTCGTCGAGGCCGACATAGAAGCCCGTGGTCAGCGAGAGCGCTAGGTGGCGGAACGGGTCGGTGCTAGTCGGATTGATCAGAAGTTCCCGACCCTCGCGCACGGGGAAGCGGTTCCGTTTGTGGTTGCTGTTGCAGCGCGAGCACGCGAGAATATAGTTCTCCCACGTGAAAGACGACTCGGGATAGGTCGCCTTCGGGCGAAAATGATCGATATCAGTGCCCTGGCTGTCCTCACAGTACATACAACGCTCCAGACCCGAGCACATGTCTCGCAGAACGCGCAGAACTTCCTCTCGGGCATTTCCTGCAAAACTGCGCCAGGAAGCTGTCGCCGCCTTGACCGGATCGGCCGCGGCATCGACCCGCTCTTGTCGGCCACGCAGGGTACGCTTCGTTCGCGACGACAATTCGTCACGGGTAATAAGGATCACCTGTCGTTGCGCCGTTCATGCATCATAAGCAGCTGTATCGCGCGGTCGGACTGACTGGTGGGCACCTTGGACCGCAACTCGTCGAGAGTCTCCCGCTCCCCAGGCGTCAGTTCACGCGTCAGCGCGGCCGCTTCGATCACGGCCAGCTGCTGCCGCGAATCGCGTGCCGATTCGGACAGCACACTGTCCAATCCGAACAGATCGGTCAGCACGGCTTCGTCGACACTACCGTTCACGACCCGGTTGAAGTCCTCACCCTTGAGTATCTCCGCCCCCGAGTCGTCCTCCCATGCAGGCGACAGGCGGACCAGTCCGCCCTCATCGGCAGCCTGGCAGATGAAGGGACTATGCGTTGTAACGAGAAACTGCATCTTCGGGAAATGATCCTTCAGCCAGAACCCGATTCGTTTCTGCCATTCGATATGCAGGTGGACATCGATTTCATCGATCAGGACCACCCCCTCGTGCAGCACTCTGACATGCCCGTCCGGACCCTCGTCTATTGCGACAGAATCGAAGGCCGACACCAGCTGCTTGATCAGATCGAGGACCAGGCCGGCGACAGTCCGATAGCCGTCGCTGAGTGACGCCAGCGCAAGGGCCCGACCCTCGGGGGTGCGCACCCATAGCCCCTCCGAATCGACCTTCTCGACGCGCATTCCCTCAGGCAGCAATCCGTCGTCCAGCAGTTTCAGGACGAGTTGTTCAGTGGCCTCCGCCTCCGGGCGCCCTTCAAGGCGACGGAGATAGATCTGCTGAAGCCACACAACCGATTCCGACAGCGACGCATCCTCGCGAAACAGACTTGCCAGAGCGGCCGGGCGGCCAGGCGACATCATCAGCCGTTGCGCCTCAGTCGGTGCGGGAGACAGCCGCCGGAAGGGCCCATATCCTGCGGTGAACCACCCACGCGGATTCTCGGCCCAGGGGCCACGCGCGGGCGTCCAGTTCCCCCCGACCACGGCCCTCGTCACAGTCGGTTCGGGTCCGTCGGCCCGCTCCCATTCCATCGCAGCCCACGGATCGAAGGTGGGTTTGCGGCCGGCGGCGAATCCGTCCTCGTCGCCAAAGCGAAGCTTCACTGCGGCACGGGCTTGCGATTCACCATCGCGAATCCAGCCCCGGAAAGTCTCGGCCAGAAGCCTAGCTACGGACGGTCCCGCAATCGCCAGCGCGATTGCCTGCAGAAACGTCGATTTTCCAGAACCGTTACGACCCGCGATAACGATCCAGCGCGGCAGGGTGCCGTCCTTCCGCGCGAAAGCGAGCGAGGCTGCGCTTCTGCCGGAGGGAAATCCGCGAATGCCCTCGAGCTTTATCTCGACGATGTGCACCCGCAGAGCCTACTAAAGCGTTCACATCGAGCGCTGGTGTCGACGGCGGTGTTCGCCCCGTCGACTGGTCCGGTGATGGAGGCATGCGGTCACGATGGGCCGGTCACTGACTACCTTGGCTGGCCCCTTGACCGACCTTATTTGCCGCCGTCGCCAATCGTCCGCCACTGGGCATTACAGGAAATCAGGGTGACTCCGGCTCTCGCGGTGCCGAACAAGTCGCGGCGCGGTGGCGTTGGGATCGATCGCCCCCATCGAATGGCAGGGGTCCACACATCCGCAGCGAACCGAGGTCGGGTGATGTACCGGTGTCTTCCGACGGACAGTTCCCTACCCGAGACAACTGCGACCCCACCGACCCCGAAGAAGCCTTCCTCTGGATGCTCGTCGGACTACCCGGATTGAAAGGCGCGCCGCTACTGCTGCCGATCCAGCACCTGCGGCAGGTCTCACGCCGGTTATGGGACTGTGGCGCACGCCCCGTCGAAGATCCGGTCATCAAATACCGGCCACCGCGTGCGGGTGACCCACACTGGCTGGCTTCGCCCGGCACCTGGGCCGACATCGATGATCCCGACCCCGAAGACGTTTTCGACATCCGACAGTTCGTTGCCGAACTCCCACTGCGCCAACGGCAGCAACTGGCGGCCGCGCTCGGGTTGACCGGCACGGTCGCAGACGAGCCGCCCGCCCCGATGCTGCCGGTCACCACCGCAGTATCTAACGAGGCATTGGCGTCCAACGATCCACCGCCGCTGTTCGATCCGACCCGCCGTGGCGTCAAAGCCGTCCTGGCCTACCTGCGCCGCGCCACCCCCGACGAACGCGACCGAGTATTGGCCATCGAACGCCACTTCGGCAAAGCCCGCCCAGTGATCCTGTCGCGCTACCAGCACACCTGACGCGGCATCGAAAAATCCTGTGCACCAGCCCGATTCGGATACGTGCCGAGTGCCGTTCAGCTGGCTCTGTGGTCCTCGATCCCGCCGCTGCCCTCCGGCGCGGCGCCTCCATCACCGGAAGGAATCGCAATGACGGAATTCGGTATCGATGTCAGCAACCACCAGAACACATTCGACTTCGCGCTCGCGGCGGCCGGAGGTATGAGCTTCGCCACCCACAAAATCTGCGAAGGCAACTGGCCGGATCCGTTGTGGCCCCGAGCCCGCGAACAGATGGCCACCCACTTCCAGTTCTGGGGCGGCTACATCTACTGCCGCCTCGACACCGCGCAGACAGTCGAAGCCGACGCCGCCCTTACCTACGTCGGCGATACCGACGTGCCGATCCAGATCGACTACGAAGACCTCAAAGGCACACCCAGTATCGAAGACCTCCTCGCCCGCGTCGACGCCTTGACCGCACGAGGCTTCAAGTTGTTGCCGATCTATTTGCCGCGCTGGTACTGGCGCGACCACATGGGCTCACCCGACCTCACCGAATTGCCGGTGCCGATCTGGAACTCCTCCTACGTCAACGGCACCGGAACCCCCGCCCAGCTCTACCCCGGAGACGACCACCCCGGATGGAAACCAATGGGCGGCAAAGACATCGCCATCCTCCAGTTCTCCTCCACCGCCACCATCGGCGGCCAACTCATCGACGTCAACGCCATCCGCGGTGGGCGAGACCAGCTCGCTCACCTGTTCAGGAAGGAACCCGACATGCAACTCACCGACATGATCACCAACAAAGACGGCAACGAAGTCACCGTCGCCGAACTACTGGCCAGCATCGACCTACACGCCTCCTGGGTCGTCGACCAACTCGCCGGACCCGACTCCCGCCACCAGCCCGGCCCCGACCTGACCCCCACCGGATGGACCCAGCTCGACGGCAAGTCGATGGTCGACTCGGTCGCGTCCGCACACGACAAGATTGACGGCGTCACCGCCGAGCTCGGCGAGATCCAGGACAAGATCCAGACCGTCCTCGAACGCCTCGACACCGACCCGTCTGCCGGGCGTCACCGCAAGCAGTAACCGATGGAATGGCTGACCGCCGACCTCATCCAAGCCCTCGGCGTAGCGGTCGCCACGGTGATCGGTGCCGTGACCGCCCGCCAAGCCGGGGAGCTCCGCAAACTCCGTACCCGCGTCACCGAGCTCGAACGCCAATCCCGCAGCGACGGTGAACGTTTCCGTGACGCGCTGCGGTTGATCCGGCAGCTGCTGCGCCACAGCGATGAGGTCACCTCCCAGCTGCGCCAACATGTGCCCGGCGTGGAACCACCTGATACCCCGGCGATTCCGGCATGGCTCGAAAACGAACTGTGACCACGACCGGTGACCACACCGAACAAGCCGACCCCCGAGGGTTCCTGGAACCTCGGGGCGTTCCGGCGTTACCAAGACCAAACACCCGAAGACGCCAAAGCCGCCATCCGCTCCGGAGTCATCGGAGCGTTCACCGGCGCACAAGACACCCACCGCCGCGAAGTCCGCCAACCCATCCAACAACGACCCACCTACGACGAAATCCCCACCGACATCCCACTGTGGGCCAACCTCACCGCCACCGACGACACCACCTTCCCCCTCGCCCTGCTCGCCCGCCAACCCGACAGCAACGGCGTACTCAACGAACCACCGTTCTACCAACCCGCCACCGGCGCAATCGAAATCGGGATGATCCGCGCCATCCGTGACCGTGAATACCGGCAAGTCGGGCTCATCATCGGCCCGGCCGGATGGTCGTTCGTCAACAACGCTTTCGTCGCCATCTACAGCCTCGACCCCAACAGCGGTGACCTGATACTGATCTGGGACAGCGGCGACATCAAAACCGTCCTCAACGCCGCCTCCACCCAATACCGCTTCGACATCCCCACCATCAACGCCCGCCAAGGCGACATCTACGGCGTCGGATTCCTCACCAACTACATCGGCCTCAGCGGCTACAAACTCGCCACCGTCGCCCGCTGGGTCATCAACCAGCCCTGGGGAACTCAACCCGGCCACCCCTACTACTGGAGCCGCGGCCTCGACGGCGGCGGCAACGGCCCCGGCTACGGAGCCCCACCACCATTCATCAGCGCCACCAACTGCGGCACCAACCATTGGTGGCCCTGGTTCCTCCTCGGATAGGAGCACCGCCGATGCCCGAATACCTCGGATACCGGCCGAACCGGTACACGCTCGTGCTCAGCCGAGGTGCAGCGTTCACCCAACGGTTCGAGCCCATCGGAGCGGTGTTGCCGAATGGCACGATGTCCTGGATCGACGTCTACGACACCGACGACGAGCTTCTCACCACATGGCACGCGACGACGATCGTTCCCGTCGCGGTCGAGTACCTAATCGAGCCCCACCACGTCGACGGTATCGGCTCCCGAACCCGAGCGAGCTACGACCTCTACCTCAAGTACCCCGATACCCGGTTGCCTTACTGCTGGTTTTGCGGACCCGTCGTTCGCGAGCAATGACTGGTTCCGCTGACACGCGCTGGTCGTTTTGTCCTCGATGGAGCCTCTGGGCTACCGGACGAGCTATGCAGATGCCTGTGCGAAACGAAAGTCCAGGTCAGGCCGAATGTAGAAGGTAGGCGTTTTCTCATAGTGGGTGCTATAGGCACCGAGCCTTTAGGCTGCCCATATGACTGAAAATCTTATGGGTATGCATCGACGGGGCGATAAAGTCTACTTCCAATGGCCTGATACAGGCCATTGAGTTACAGGCCGAGTCATAGCGGGCGAGACCGAAACGACCCGCGTTTGCGCCAGTACTCCGTGCGTGGTTCCCGTCAACTGGAGTTTTCGATGGCTCCCAGTCGGCACACCAACCTAATTGGCTGTGCCGCGCGACGAAATTCATTTCGTAGAAGCTGACCGAGTGTGGACCCCCACTCTGTGAGCCCGTTTCTGGAGCCGGACCAGTATCGCTTTCTGGGCGAACCGCCAACTCTTGTTCGCCGGTTTCGCCCCAGCCACTTCGGCGACTATATGTCCGCGAACGTACTATATGCCCGATGACCCAGTGTGGGCCTGGGAAACAATCTGGCTTCGAGCCGTCGTTGTGGGCTCGTCGCGGTGTTGGGTGAACGTCTGCATTCTCGACGAGTACCGAGATGAAAAGGGGGCGTCCGATCTAAGGGGTATCACCCTCCCTATGTGTGGCCCGTGATCTGCGACTACCCGGCGCCTATACGGCATTCTTCACCGGAATCGCGCATAATTCGACCAGCCTGGGATCGCATTTGCGGAACGGCCAGGGCGCTTCGATAGGTCGCCATATGGAGTCGTGGCTTCGATGAGAGGAATCCAGCGAGGTACTGATCCAGCAAGTGCGGGGGAGAGCTCTTGCTTGCGAACTAAACCTGCTTGAACAGGCTTCACAACAGACCCGGAGAACTAAATGAGCACAGCGAATAGCCCGATCCGATCAGCGCGTGCGTGTGCACCGCGGTCGCCCCTGGCGCGGAGTTCGCCGCCATTCGTTCGAATTCTGCTAGTTGGGTGCCCTGGTCTTCCGATTGTTATGGCTGTCCCACCGGTTGCGCCGATCGCAGCAGGCTTCGGTTCGGTGCGTCACCGCGGGCACTGACAACCTCATCTCAACCACACTTGACCTCAGACTCGTTGTTGCGAACCGGAGTAACAGGCTTCACCTGCGCCAATGTGGTGGTGAAGTCCACGGCTACTAAATCTTCGGCAGAATCCGGCCGAATGCATTGCAGTGCAACAGAATTGGTGTGGCGTAAACACCCAAGCAGCAGCGGGTTCACCAGCCAGACCGAGCAAGGCCGAAGCGCTGGAACGGCAGCCTGGCCAGCATGGACACGTTCACCCAACCGCCTCAGCAGTGAAAACGCGTCCCAGCCGTGACCAGATTATGGGTAGTCCATCCCCTCACCCTCAAATACTGCCTCGACCAGGCTCTTGTTGGTGGCAACACCAATTTTGTCTGCAATGTCGTTGGCGGTGAGGTCCAGCGCCCGCAGCTTGTCACCAACCTTGATGACCGCAAGGCATCGTCGAACTCGGTCGCAGTGGTCCTGTGCATACCGGGCCAGCGCCGCCCATTTGGCAGACGTGTCAGCAAGATCGTGTCGATGCGGGTCGACGATATCCATGACATAGTCGCTGTCGCCGTCGTCATGCCAGAACAAGAAGTCGGGGTGCATGAGTTGGTGCTTGTCCCCGAATTCGTAGGGAACGGCGAGTGCGTTGCGCCCTGACGACGGGTTCCGATACCACCCGACAACCGTCTTGGCGTCGAGTTCCGCCTCCAGCACGGCTTCCTCCCACGACGATCGCGAAGTGTCGACTGGGAATCGGCCAGCGTTGGGCCTGCCTTCTGGGATCACATAGAGGTGGTCCGTGTACGTCCTGACCGTCTCAGTCGTGTTGCCTTTGATCTTCTCGGTCGATGCCGGATAGGCCTCGCGAGCTTCGACGGTGGTCGGGTGCATCGGTGAGGTGCCGAGGTACCACAGAGGCTCTATCAGATCACGCACCGGCCGCGGCATGCGCGATACGGCCGAGCGATGCTGGTCGCGCCAAGCTTCGATCAGTTCGGCCGCCTGCTCCTCCACGAGGCTCTTGAATCCAAGCTGCGCCATAGCTGTGACCCGTACACCCGCGTCTACTTCGTCGTAATCCCGGTCACACAGGTCGTTGTAATACCAGGCTGCCGAACCATCTGGAAGCAGTCGCACAGCTCGGTTGTAATAGCCATCCAGGTCCCGCTCGGAGGTAGGCGCTTCCTCTTCTCCGACGCTGAGCATGATCGCCGCGCCATAGTTGACCACCGTAGTGCCGACGGTCAGTGCCAGGATGTCCTTGACCTTGGCGTCGATCTCCTCTTTGCGCTGACTGTCAGCGGCCCGCATCTGGTCAACGACCCAAGCACGGGCCTTGCTGGACGCGCTCGGCACGAGGCCATGCTCGTTGAGAGCCGCTGCCAGACGCATCAACTGCGCTGTTCGGGTCGAGAACGTTGCTTTCGGACGCGTGAAGGACGGAAGCGTGTCGAGCAGGTCAAAGAGTGTGCCCGGAACCTTCGTGGAGCGACCACAGATTTCGGGCGTGATCATTATCTCGACCTTGACGTTCTCGTCCTCGGTGAGCGCGTTGACGACGCGGACAACGTGCTCGGTTCTGAAGCCCGGAAGGTACGCAACGACCTCGTTGAGGCGATCGTCGCCTCCATCGACACGTTTCGCGAGCGGTGTCCGAACCAGTCGACCGATCAGCTGGGCGATCTCGGTGTAGGACTCCTTTCCCTGGAAGGACACCAGCACCTCGGCGCGTGGACAATCCCAGCCGGTCGTTAAAGCCGACTTGAACAGGATCACGCGAGCCCGATCGTCGGCGGAAATTGCCTCCGGTGGCAGGTAGCGCACCTGTCGGTCGCCGACCTTCAGCGGTCCGTGAGGGTCGCCGAACGCATGGGCGACGGCATAGTCCGTGAGCTCTGGCCAGGTCGTTTCGACGACGGAGAGAATCTCGGCCAATCGCGACTGGGTCACTTTTGGTTCAACCTGTACCACCAGCAGCGGCTCCACCAACCGGTCGCCCGTATTCTGATGATGAGTGCGCCAGGCGTGGTCGGCTGCCTTCAAATCCTGAACCGCGAGACCGAGCATCGTGTTGTCTGCCGACTGCGATTCTGCAATGTTTCGAAGTAGAATTCGGTCTTTGAGTAGACCTGACTCCCTGACATCGCCTGGCGGTACCTCAGCCAGCCGAATTGTCCGCCCTGCGGCCGACATTGCCGACTGGAACCGGTCCGGTGTTGCAGAGATTCCAAGCACTACCGGGGCGGCTGGCTGAACAGTGCCGATGTTGGTCAGGCCGCCGCTAACGATGGTTCCCGCGATGGACTTTCGCTCTGTCTTGGTAGTGCCTGATCCGCGGTGCGCTTCGTCCCAGATGACGAGGAAGTCTGCACCCCGGTCCTTGATCGTATTGGCGATCATGTCCCAGGCGCCGAAGGTGCGCTTGTCATTCTTGGTGCCGTCTGCCCGCACCGCATGCAGGGTCGAATTCTTCTGCAGCGCCTGGATGTGCACGAAGTAGATGTAGCCGGGTTCGAGCGTCCGCTCATCGGTCTCACTGAGAAACCGCACCCGGTTGGCATCGATCCGGCCGCCAGACGCCTGTAGTATCTTGCCGATCGTCTGGGCGTTCAGCGCCCGATCATCCGTCAGCCACAGCACCGTCAGGTCGGGATTCGGCTCGCGAGTCGGTGTGCCGAAGTATAGATCTTCGAGGACCGCGGTGGCGATCACCGTCTTGCCTGCGCCAGTCGGTGCCGTCAATCCGACCGCGGTCAGTTCACCGTCCTCGACATAGCCGGCGCGGGCTTTCGCGAGGGATGACATGACTCCATCGACGGCCCTACTCTGGTAGTCCTCGAGCGTGAACTTCACCGGGCTCCCCCATCGATGTTGATGGTGTAATTCGACAAGTAGTCCGTATACAGCTGCACCGTGTCGATGCCGACCGGGAGTTGCTCTACAGCTGCCTGGTACTCCGCTGGGGAGTCGGTGATGACGAACAAAACCTGCGGCACCGCAGTAGTCGTGGCTGCCTCAGCGACCGCAGAAGCAAACGGCTTCAGAGCGTCGACCGAGAACAGCACGCCGTACGACTCAGTCAGCGCCCAACCATCCTCGGGTATTGCCGCGATCCGGTCACCCTGTGCGCCGCCTTCGAGCCACATCAGCGGAGCAACTGCCGCATACTCCGAGCCGCGCCGCACCCGGCCTGGGTCGAGGTAGGTCAAGTTGAAGAACTCAACGTTCGCCGCTAAGCCGTCGGAGTACGACGAACCGTCGGGGCGCTTGCCGGTCGCTACCGTGGAGATGCGAGGGCGGCAGACGTGCTCAAAGACGCCTTTCGCCTCCCACTCCCGGTCGCCCGGGTGGTGCCCGGCCGCGCGCAGGCCCTTCGCTTCCTTAGCGCCCACCTCGTTATTGGTCACGACAATCGACTGGCGAGTGCCCCCGTCCTCGTCGTTCAGACACATGACAGCCTCCGCGGTTGTCCCCGAACCGGCGAAAAAGTCGACGATAACGGCATTTGAGGGCGCTGCGATTCCAATCCAGCGCATGAGGACTTCGTGATCCTTTGGGTTCGGAAATCTGACTTCCCCAAGAATTGATTTCAGATGCGCCCTCGACGCTCGCCTGTCTCGCTCGAAAACCGAGCTTACTGTTTCCTCGGTCTGTTCGTCGAGATAGCGCTTGAAATATGCAGTTGCGGAGTGGTCCGCGCCGAACAAAACTCGGTCTTCGGAAATTAGTCGGCCCATAACCTCCGGACTGTATCGCCATCCATTGGGATGCATCTTTACCGGAACATCGGTAATGGGATGGGGCACGCTGTACCGCAGATTCTCGCGCGGATTTGGGCTACTTAGGTCGCCGGCAAAGTAGACGCGGCCAGATGAATCTATTGCGTTATAGCGAGCGACGCCGTCTGCAAGTTTTGATTTATTTTCGCGGAGCCAGGAACGGAAGTTGGTCGTTGCCAATTGGTAGTCATGTCCCGACTCCGCCCACGCCCGCTCGGCTGCTGCGAGCGCATCGTCCACTCCCGGCTTTCTGTCGAACCACCGCACTCCAGCTGCGGCTAGGGAGGACTCGTCTCGAGCGTAGACGAGCATGTAATCGGCACCATTTGAAACATAGCGGGAATCATTCTTTCGGCCGCCTTGCCAAACCACATCTGAAAGGAAGTTCTGAGGCTCAAATACCTGATCAAAAAGCATTCGGAGACGATGGTGTTCGTCGTCGCCGATGGCTGCAATTATTACGCCGGTCGGCTTCAGAAGGTCACGGGCGATGAGAAGCCGACGTTCCAGGAATGACAGCCACTTCGAGGATTTGGCGCGGTCGTTTTGGTCGACATACCGGTCGTTGTATATCCAGCCGTCGTTACCTGTGTTGTATGGCGGGTCAATGTAGATCAGGTCGACCTTGGCGCGGTGGGTCGAGCGAAGTGCCTGGAGGGCGTGGAAGTTCTCGCCGTTGATGACGATGTGCCACGGAGCCTCGGCAGGGCCGCGTTGGATCCTTTCAACGGATGCCAAGCCCGGATAGATCGGTTCACCGAACTCGCGGACCACCACGAGATCGTTCACGGGCCGCTCGCCGCCATCTCCGTCGAGGATCGCGACCGCGCGGGTGTTGTTGGTGAACCCGAGGACAGTCCATGTCGCGATGGTGGATTCGTCTCGGAGGGTTACTCGGATTCCCTTACGGATTGGGTAGTCGGCCAATCGTACGGACTCGGGCAGATGACGGTCGAAGACCAGTCCAAAGCGGCGCGAACCGCGTAGCAGCTCGACCTCGCGGGCCAGTCGGCTTCGGAGAGAGTCGTCCCCGACTTGGCCGATCAGCTGATCGAGAATGTTGGTCTCATCCGCCACGTGGTACCACCCCTCCGCGCACTACTCAGCCCGCTCGGCCGACTCCAGAGCAGACTATCGGGCACAGTCAATTCGGCCACCTTCGGCCATACAGTCTCTCTCGCCAGCGAATTCTGTACTGGCAAAATGTAGCCAGGCCAGCCGGTGATGACGCGATCCGACAGGCTCCGTGACGCACTCTCCGCGAACTACACTCAGGGATCAACACCACCAGCCTGGGGGCGGACCATGAGGCGTGATTTGGCGAGGTACGGACGTGACGAACGACGCTGTTGCCGTCTTCCTGGACTTCGAGAACCTTGTGCTCCGGGCTAATCGAAACGGACTGGGTGACAAGGCGATGCCGTCATCTACTTTGCGATTGCTTTGTCGAGGGTTCGGCAACGCGTCGGTCCGTCGGGCGTATGCGGATTGGCGCGATGAGCGATTGGGCAGTGCGAGCGGGTATACGTGAGAACGGCATCGACCTAATCCAGCTCGGCCGGTTCCCGTCGGGCAGCCACAAGAACGCTGTGGACATGCGGCTGGCGGTCGACGCCACGGAGACCCTGATCGCCCCCGCGGGCATCGGAATCTTCGTGCTGTTGACAGGCAACAGCGACTTCACCTCACTGGTGCAGACGCTGCGCGATTTCGGAAAGCACGTCATCAGCATCAGCGATATAACGACGAGTGCCCGGCTGGTGTCGTTTGCTGCGAGTACAAGTTCTGCGAGACCGTCCTCCGTCAGGCTGAGCCGAGCCAGCCCACCGGACCGCCTGTATATCTCCACACGATGTCCCTCAGGGGGCCCGGTCATCGTCCTATGCTGGGCACACCCGGTGGGCATGGTTGGGATGAGGAGTTCGGCCTGATGAAAGCGGATGCGCTAGCACCAAAAGCGTTGTTCGACAGTGCGGTTCACTACGAGATACCGGTCTTTCAGCGACCTTACGTGTGGTCGGAGGAGGATCAGTGGGCACCGTTGTGGCAGGACGTGCTTCGCGTAGTCGATAAGGTCTTGGTCGCAGGTGATGACCAAGACGCCTTGGATGCGATTAGCGGGCATTTCCTCGGTGCGATCGTCTTCAAGTCGAAGCCCGCCAGCACTGGTGATGTCACACGGCATTCGGTGATCGACGGCCAGCAGCGAACGACGACGCTGCAGGTGCTACTTGATGCGGCGCAGAAGGTGCTGGCGGATCTGGGGTACGAGGACGAGGGTGAGGCACTGGCGGAGTTGACTGTCAACTCCGCCAAGAGGTTTCGCAACAAGCCCGAGCAATTCAAGCTGCGCCCGTCCCGCTCGGATCGTGATGCTTTCTCTGCGGTCATGTCCGGTGCGGACGTCGGCGCCTATGACGATCACCGCGTCGTCGAAGCACATCGCTTCTTCAGCAACGAGATCCACATCTGGATCGCTGGCGTGCGCGATGACAGTGACCAAGACCTGGTGGGGACGCAGTCCGAGCGGGTACAGGCACTCACGGATGTCCTGCAATTTCGTCTTCTCGTCGTAGCGATAAACCTGTCTGGCCATGACGACGATCAGCTGATCTTCGAGACGCTCAACGACCGTGGCACTCCACTGCTCAAAGCTGACCTGATCAAGAACTGGATCTTCCAACGGGGCGAGCAGTTGCACGCCGATGTGAATACATGGCCGGACCGGTTCTGGCTGGAATTCGATGACGACTGGTGGCGTGAAGAGATTGCGCAGGGGCGGCACCTGCGTTCGCGGATTGACGTGTTCTTGCAATATTGGTTGACGATGCGGACTCGCGACGAGATCTTGGTCGATGAGACGTTCCGTCGCTTCACCGAGTACGTCGATACGCAGATGGCCACCGTGGAGTCTGCCGAGGAACTGCTCACTCAGCTGCAGCGTGACGCAGAGCAGTTTCGGTCGTTGGCCGAGATGCCGACCTCGACCGTGGTCGGCCAGTTCTATCGGCGGGTCATCCAAGAGTTCGAACTCGCCGCCACCACGCCACTTCTGATGTGGTTGCTCTCCGACAATCACCGTATTCCCGACGAACAAGTCGAGCTGGCGCTCACTGCGTTGGAGAGCTGGGTGATTCGCCGGACCCTACTTCGCTACACCAGCAGCGACGTCAACCGCCTGATGGTCTCCACTCTCGGCATCGTCGAGGGAGTTCCGCCCCAAGAAGTTGGCACCCTAGTGTCGCGCTACCTTTCAGCGCAGACGGCGGAGACTAGGCGCTGGCCAACCGATGAGGAGCTTCGGCAAGCACTTCCCGGTCTTCGCATGTACGGCAATATCCGACAAGCAAGGTTGCGGGTCGTCCTCGAAGGCGTCGAACACCTGCTCCGCACAGAACGTCACGAAAGAATCAGCATCGACAATGCGTTGCAGATTGAACACGTGATGCCAAAAGCCTGGCGCAAGTTCTGGGATGGCCAACCACCCCTCGACGACAAGGCCGCAGGTGCTCGCGACCGGTTGGTCAACACGCTCGGCAACCTAACCTTGGTCACCCAGAAGCTCAACGGGTCGCTGTCGCACCGTCCATGGACCGACGAGCAGGCAATGCAAGTGGCTCCAACTGGCAAAGAGGCGGGCATGGGTAAGCACTCGCTTCTGAGCAAGTTCAGCGTTCTGGTCCTGAACAAGGAACTGCTCGATGCACATCCAGATGCTTGGACCGAAGCCGACATCTTCAATCGGTCCGCGCACCTCACCGAGATGATCTGCCAGGCTTGGCCAGGCCCACAGCATTTTTGGCCCGCCGAAACAGCCGAACTCTTCCGTGGCGGCAGTGGTGTCCAGTAACAACAAAAAGCACCTGATCGGCAACGCTCACGGGGACCGGGTTTCCCTGTTCCACGACGGCCGCGTCAAGATCTGGTCGACAACACATCTATGGATAGTCGGGCACCGGGAACGACCCACCGCGCTCGGCGAAATGGTTCGAATCAGAATTGGTGAACAGCTCGATGTGCCAGGGCCAACGCGCGGCCAGCAACGCCCTGACTTCGAGATCGCGACCAATCCCGCACTCACGCATGAGCTAGCTGCAACCGTCGGCGCTGACAATGGCACCTTCGTGCAGTTCTTTCATGATGGCACGATCATTGTGGGGAACGACGGACGGGACATCCGTGAACTGCTCAATGCAGGTCGACGCGCCAACCCGACACGAGGACAGAACGGCGTAGGCGGATCAGTCATGCTCGTCTTCGGCGGGAGTTACCGCCCCCGACAACTTCGCCCGTCGGACTACCCGCTGCTGCCGATATCGGAAGATCACCCGCCTAGTCCTCTGAGGCTTTACCCGGACGAGTTCAAGATCGAATCACCCGAGTTCGATTGAGATAGCCAGCGTCGATCGGTCTACGATGACGTCTCATCATTCCGCCACTTGCACGAAGGAATCCCCATGGCGTGAAGGCTGGTCAACTTCAGCTGCTCAATGGTCTTCCGGTAGCAGTCCTGGCGCGGACCGACAGCGCCCCGGACGAGTTCACTACGGTCGATCGCGACTACTCAACACGATGAGATTCTGTCAACGGCAATCGGAAAACCGCTATCCATCAGCGGAAATGGGCCAGGGTGGACTACTCTCAAAACTCGAACACAATTTCGAATGACTCGGCTGGTGGGCAATTTGTCGGGACCTCGTTGGGGTCACAGGCGTCAGGTGCCGTCGTCGCACTTCGAGATCGCGGTCAACCACTACACAGCGTCGTTACGAAGGTACTGTCAAGACCAATTCGAGAGGGAGGTGTCATGGCGGACAAGTCGAGTATCGAATGGACCGAGGCGACATGGAACCCAGTCACCGGGTGCGATCGCGTCTCACTCGGGTGTGACCACTGCTACGCGATGACTCTGGCGAAGCGACTGAAGTCGATGGGCGCGGACAAGTATCAGAACGATGGCGATCCTCGCACTTCCGGACCAGGCTTCGGAGTCACGATCCACCCAGCAGCGCTTGATATTCCGCTGCGCTGGCGTAGCCCCCGCGTGGTGTTCGTCAACAGCATGTCCGACCTATTCCATGCGAAGGTACCGATCAGCTTCATCCGCGACGTATTCGACGTGATGAGGGAGACTCCTCAGCACACCTATCAGGTGCTCACCAAACGATCGCTGCGGTTGAAACGCCTTGCCGAGCAATTGGAGTGGCCTCGCAACGTCTGGATGGGGGTTTCGGTCGAGAACGCCGATTATCTGGATCGAGTCGACCATCTGAGAAGTGTGCCCGCGGCCGTACGGTTCTTGTCGTGCGAGCCCCTGCTTGGCTCACTTGATGGGCTGGTGCTCGATGGCATCGGGTGGGTGATCGCTGGCGGTGAGTCCGGCGTGGGTCACCGCCCGGTAGATCCGGTGTGGGTGCGTGGTATTCGCGACGCCTGCGATGAGGCCAACGTGCCGTTCTTCTTCAAGCAGTGGGGCGGGCGGACACCGAAAGCGATGGGCCGGGAACTCGACGGCCGACTCTGGGACAGCATGCCAGCCATGTCTACGGTTATTGCCTAGGTCCGATCACCCAGTTGCGCAACTGGTTCGCGGTCGCGTCAAGGGTGATCAGCCCCTGCTTGTCGAGTTCGCGCGCAGCTCTACGAACCAGCTTCTCCTGCGCCACACCGTAATAGGATCCGAACACTTCCGTCGTATGTTGGACCAGCTGCGCACGGTTGTGATGATCGGCCAGATTAAGAAGATTTGCCTTGATCGCCTGCAGCCCGGCCTCCTGCTCGGTTCTGATCTGGTAGTCGACACCGACATCGAAGAGCATCTCGGCTCGCTCCGAGTCAGAGGGCCCGAGGACTTCGAGCCATTTCTGCCGTGCTGTAGCCACAGCATCGCCGAAGACCCATAGCCCGTAATCACTCCTGGTCAGAAACACTAAGTGGTAGATCGGCTGATGATGCTGTTGTCGCCGAACTGGAACGACAACCGAATGCATTTGAGCTGTCGTACCAAGCAGTGTGGCGTACCCCTGAACGACTGCTTCAGCGGCCGCCTCCCAGGACTCCTCCCCGGAGGCAACACGCGCTTCCATTGCCCGCTGACGCCACCAATCCCCGCCGCACATCGTGTCGACATGTCCGAGCACCGCATGACTGCTCAGCTCTTCCTTTATGGCAACACCTGCGGCTCGACGGGTCAGATCAGCACTGATGTTCAACAGCGCCTCCGTCGGTGGCCACTTGGACCGACGCTTTCTCAGTGCCTGAACCAGCACCTCAAAAGGGACGTTGCGGCCACAGGGGTCAAGGAATAGGAACAACGGCACGCCTGCCGCCCGATTCACCACATCGTCGAGATGTTGCTCGACCTGTCCATGGTGGGCGTCAGCAACTACTCCACGGGCACAGTACTCGGCAGTCACCTGCGTGAGGTTTTCGTACGACGGGCGATACTTCTCAACGAGAACGACTTCAACCGACAGCGTGCTCCTCGCCTTCTGCGCCGCCAGGAGCATGTACTCAGCCGAGGCGGGCTTGCCGTCTGGGTACCGACCGCGGCCGGCGAACCCGTCAAGGAGGACAACTCGGTTCTGTTCCCCAAGACGGATTCCGGCCTGTGGTCGACTCCCCGTCATCCTCACGAAGGGTGTGATGTAACTGTCGAGGATCTGGTGCTTGAACACCGATTGCGCTCGCACCTTGTCCAACAAGCCCGACGACGTTCCTGCTGACACCCCAGCCCCCTCGCGCACAAGCTGCGACGACGCACAGGGCGTCCCCGGTTTCCGCTTCAACGATAGCGACGAGCCGCATCCTTTGTATTGAGTACGGCATGATCGCGCGCCGTTCTGTCGGCGCCGAAAGTTTCCGAATGGATGTCAGGATCGAGTCAACACGACCAATCGCCCAGCACATCATCGACTTGGTCGTCGAAGAGGGATGGGCCAACTCGGCCTACTACGCCCCGACATACGGCTGGCGTGATGCGAGAGGCGCCTACCACCAACGTCGGCGGGGGACCTTGATGTAGCGGACCGGGATCTCGGACGGGTTGAGTGGTCGGTCCACGATGGGGCGTGTGTTGAGCGTCATTGGGGATGCCGATCACGGTGGCGCGAGGCGTCATTGAGGTTGCCGATGGGGTGGTCGGCACCTTGGGGGGATTGATCGGGAATCGTCTGCACCGTCAGGGTGACGAGCACTGTTGGTGCACGACATCCCGGCGGATGGTCTTGGCGGGCCTGCCGGGGATGCCGTGCGTAGTGCGAGAGGCACTGATGGTCACGGTAGAGGTCGATCAGGTTTGCGTCGAGGCCCGTCTGGTGGCGGGTGAGATCTGTTGTCCGGCTTGCGGTACTGGCGTGCTGGCCCGGTGGGGCTGGGCGCGGACGCGGCGGGTCGCGCCGACGGGTGAGCGG